ATTACCCTTCAGATAGTACGAGGGCTCCGACCTGTGAATTGACGACGAAACCTACCAGAGATTTCACGTTTCTGGACCATGGTTTGACATTCGCACGTTACCCAAATCTTGTTTATAGCCATTATGATTTCTTTGAAAGGCTATTTCGCATCCAGTCCAAGGATTTCTTCGAAAGAAGGATTTCTGAACGAGATACTGATATTGTGGGCAAGGTGGTAGGTCTTACCAAAGACCGGGGAATGAAGGTTCGCTTTATAGCAAATCCTTTCAGAACCTTACAAACTGCTTTATCCCGCCTTAAAAATGCGACGGAGCTGTTGTTGAGGGATCTTCCAGAATCCGCAGTCTTCGATCAGGAAAGGGGTGTACAATGGGTAGCCAAAAAGCTAGAACAAGGTCATAAAGTTTCATCAATTGACCTTTCCTCTTGTACGGATTTCCTTCCTTTAGCGTATCAGCTGGATCTACTGAACACTCTCTTTCCTCTGTTAAAGGAGGATATTTCTATTTTCGAGAGTATATCTAGATCATATTGGTTCACACCATCAGGTGAGGAGATCAAGTGGGAAACCGGACAGCCATTAGGCACCGGCCCATCTTTCTCGGCCTTCACTCTCTTCCATCTATTCCTTGTAAGGAGTATAGGAGGAGATGCTTCTAATTTCAGAATTATAGGGGATGACATAGTAATGTCGTCGTCTCCTTTGGTTAGGAGGTATCTGAGGGTTATGGAAGGCTTGAAAGTTCCTATCTCACATCAGAAATCACTTTTTGATAGTGGGGTTGCTGAGTTTGCTGGTAGAGTTATTGATAAATATGGCAAATTGCCTGTTTATAAAGCTTCACCTACCGATCTCGTTGATGATCCGCTTGGAGTAATTCGCCAATACGGGTCAAGGGGGTTAGATTTAGTCCCCAAGAACTTAAGAGCTATGATCAAAACAGTCTCCACTCTGCCTAGTCCATTTGGATTTGAGCTTTTTAGCGAAGATCTGAATGACATACCACCC